GTCTTTGTTTAGCCTTGCCATAAAGCTTCAAACAGATTGAACAATCAAATTGTAGGATGTGCATAATTGCTCCTCTCCAATGTTTCTATTGGCTGTAAGTTGATTTGAGGCACGCTCCAATTATTCTGTGAAGCATTGCGATAGCGCGGCTTCTTGGCTATAGCTACAGGCATCCAACCGACGATGTGCATTTTGGGTGAGTTACCTACCACAAGCACGGCCACATCTCGATCATGGCGATCTGATTCCTGAATCCACAAATTTGACGCTGGATTGGCTGACCATTTGACTTCAATGTGATCTCCTACATCGGCCTTGGATTTATCCCATGTGATTCCCGGTGTGTAGTCATAACCCAAACGCTTGGCCACAATCCATTCAGACACCATGGATTCGGCGTTTTGTGCAACGTATTCGAACCATGACAGATTCTTAACAATGCGTGAGCTGTGATCAGCTGATCGATCATGACAATGTGAAATGGCTGCAATCATGCATTGAACCTCCTCAATGCGATCTATCATCGACAGCCTCCACAAAACCACAACAGCTTCTCGCCTTTGTGGCCGCGTTGATAACCGAACTCATCAAGTTTTGAAAGCGTCGAGCATTTGTCGCATTGCTCCATTTTGTATTCGGCTACAACTTCGCCATTTTTCAACAGCTTACAAATGCGCGTCTGAGGATTTATCAGCTCTATGTAGTCGCTCATACCTGTGGCTCCCATTGGCCTGTCGATCGTAAGACATACCAATCAGGCTTGCATTGCTTCTCTTTGACCTTCTCTGTGCAAAAGTAGCCGCCCCATGCTTTTGGCGCATCCGGCTTGCTTTGATTCCATCGCCTGTCACCATGTATGCAACTCGGTGTGACTTGCGCTGACCAGCTTGAATCCTCCGATGATCCGAATGATGGCGTGCCTGATTGTTCGGCTTCAACTGCTGTTTTATAGCTCGGCACATCGCCATGCTTTGTTGCCCATGGATCATAAACATCGGCAGCATTGACAATCTCCATCGTCTCTTTTGTTGCCTTGTCCGTGCCTCCCATAACTAAGGCCATGACGCGCATTAAAGCTGAGGTACAAGTGTCCTCAACCATCCATCGGCGCATTTTTTCCGGATAAGCCTCACGATAGCCAAAAGCAAAATCCACACCGGCTGGATCATTTTCCGTTTGATTGCGCCATGCTTTTGCTTGAACTAACACATAACCTTTTTCGGCGTTAAATTCGATGATGTGAGCTTCCAACCTGCCAAGTGGGAATGTGCGTAGCCATCGATCTGTTCGCTCTTTGTTGCCTTCGTAGTTGTCCATGAAAGCCATTATTTGACCTTCCGATCAGCTGAGACAGCGTGACGCGCAACAGCTCGGCCGCGTGTGTATCCTTGTCGTTCGCCTTCTCTAAATCCAACCGAGTAAGCCATGACCGCCCACAACGATCCAGCGACAATCATGAAAATTACAATTGATGCTTCATTCATTTTATTGCTCCCGTTTCTGGGAGCCGTGTCTCAGCTCCCGAATTAGAGAGTGACAGGATTAGCCGACAAATTCAAGAATCACGCTCAAATTATGGCGTGTCGTTACCGCCTAAACGCCTTTCGATGTTTTTTTCGTATTCAGACTTTGTTTTGTCTTTGAGGCCATTTGATGCCAAAACTCCACCCAATGAACCGGTGAGGAAAATAGCCAATGTCTTAAGTAAATCGATAAAAGCTGCATCGTTAGGAGCTTGATTCCCAATCGGTTGAGTAACAAAAATCAATGCATAGGTGATGCCTAGAGTTACGATCAAAAACACAAATGACAAAACAGCACCGATTAAAAACATCAATCGGGCTTTGATGTCCTCCTGGCTAAGTCGTTCTTTATTTTTGGATCGCATCACCAATCAAATCCTCCGTGCAGGTTCCTGAGACTTTACATTGCGGCTTTTGACATTCTGGATTTTTCCAGTTTTCGTGTTCCTGACATGGATACCTAACCCATCCGTCATAACCACACCCGGCAAGGTTTAGCGATAGGCCCAAGGCTAAACCTGCCGCGAGTAATTTTCGAATCACTTCCCCGTGGATCCAAAAGCTTTATCAGCTGGATTGAGCCAACGCAAAATGACAGGCACAACAGCTGCAACGCCGCCCAATGCCATTTGCTTAACATCTCCACCGGCCATGTACACAGCCAATGCAGCTGCTAAATACGATCTTAACCATGAAGCGATCATTGCTTTTGCTTTGTCCATTTTTATTCTCCTTTTGGTCGATCCGGTAAATCACCGGAAAACGAGTCATAAGTTGGTCGGCCATAACCGACTACAAATGACCTTGCTCCCAAGACTCTTGATTTCACCATGACTTCGCCACCGTTGCGCTGATCCCCACCGCCCGATGTGTTGCCTTCAATTGTGACGATCTGTTTGTCTGAAACTCTGATAACCAAGCCAATGTGATTAATCGTTACTTTGTCATCGATCACAAAATCAAAAAACACAAAATCACCAATTTTAGGCGTTTCATGCCATTGTTTGTTTTTCTTAAAAGCGTCGGCCCCGGCTTTTGTACTGACCACATTCGGCACTTTGACGCCGGCTTGATCGGCGCACCAATTCAAGAATGATCCGCACCATGGCAGCTTGTCAGCTTTCATGTGCTTTCCGTACTTTGTCTCATTGTTGCCAGTTTCAGCTGTGCCGACTTCGGCCAGCGCAACCTGAATCAATCGAGGCAATGTGCCTTGAGGAAAACTACTCATTGACCGGCTTAGCTGGAAAATAGGCTTCACCGTTGATTCCAGCTGGATACTTCCAACCATCGGTGTATTCGATGTATTTGTCAGGATTGGCTTTGACTACTGAATCCTCAACGCCAACCACGACATTCACAACTTCGTCATTTTCAATGACAGCAAATAATCTCTCCATTTTTACACCCAGTATTCAATCTCGATTTTACCTGCTCCACCTGCTGCACCTGCAACGTTTGACCCGTTACCTGCCGAACCTCTTGCACCATTATTCGCCATACCTTGGGCTGTGCCAGCAACGCCGGCTGTGGTATTTGTGCGGCCACCTGTGCCACCTGCGGCTGATGTTGCGCCTGTAAATGTAGTTGTGCCACCTAAACCACCAGCTGTCGGCCCCGGGCCAGCTGCTCCAGCTGTACCACCTGCGCCGATTGCGTATGTAATTGATGCCCCGGGTGTAGTTGTCAGATTTGAGACAATGACCGATCCACCGCAACCATCACCGGTATCGACAGCAGCAGTTGAGCCACCACCAGAACCGCCTCCACCACCGGTTAAAGTGACATTGACAAAAGTCACACCAGTAGGAACCGTCCACGATGTGCCCGATGTGAGAGTTAAGCGACGAGGCGTTTTAGGATCATTTGTAGGTACCGTGTTGATTGCCATTAAACGATCTCCACTCCGGCGATGTGAAAATTGACTGTGATTGCCGACGCCGAACCTGTGACGGTCTGAGTTGCAGCTAAAGGTTGTTTTAGATCAATGTAAATTGTCGAATTAGCCCCGATTGCTGTCGTGGTGTGTATTGATGTGGTGGCCAGCGCAAGGCTAAAAGTTGCAGCTGCCGAAGCTGTATTGGTCACAACAATGTTTGTGACAATTGTCTGTGTTGCCGCTGGCGTCGTGTAGAGCGTTGAGCTTCCTGTAGTGGCAGCACCTCTAAAAATCGTTTTTGGTGTTGTAGCCATTTTAGAAAACTCCCATCAAGATTTGCGTCATTTGCTGACTCAGCGTGCTGTCGATGGCATTGCCTAAATCGCGCATTGCAAGCGCACCATCTTTAACAAAATCTGTATCCGCTGGCTCGGGCCAGCCATACACCGGACTAGTTGCCATTTTTTCTCCTTATTCGTATGCGTACCATGGTACCGTCGGATTGACGTCCTGCCATTGTTGTGTTGGATCAACATCTTGCCAGCGTGTCGGCACAATCGACAAGGATGAATCCGTAGTTGTCAAAGCCATGGCGGCTTGATACTGATTGAATACCAATCGCCATCCTTCGACAAAACCTTTGTATGTGTTGTGGATGATGCCTAATGGCAGATTTAAGATTTGGATTGGCTTGCCTAAATACATGCCCAAAAGCTCATCAAGATCGCCCGAGGTAACAAAGCTTGAATCCAGTTGGATTGTAAAGCTTGAAAGGTTAGATTGCGGATTCGATCTGAGATTGACATACCGATCGGCCTGATACTGTGCTTCGGCTGTTTTTTCAAGCTCTGTGGTAATCGATGCAGCTTGTCGGCCATAAATGGCAATTGAGGTTGCATCATCGCTTGTGACCGTGGCATTTGCCTTGTATGAAAGCAAGACATCATTTGTCAGGTCGTTGAGCGTTGTATTGCTTGAAACTCCACTTGTGAGAATGTAAGACTCCGGGATGGTCAAATAGCCATTTGCTTGCACATCATTCAGGCGATGCGATTCGTTGGCATAACCAACCTTGCCATCGGTTGTCTCATAAATGTAGCCAAAAGCCATTTGAGCATAATAGGCAGCTAGTGAATAGGCATCTGTTGGGTTGGCTGCTCTGGACGTGAATTCATAAATTGGTGGTGTATCAACCACATCGATCGTGACTCCGGCTTCGGTCAAAATTGTTGTAATTCGATCATCTTCGTACTCTTTTGGATAGGCCGAGGTTCCCACAATTTTTCGAGCCATGAAAGCAAATGGAGCTACCGCCGTGAGTGTCTGCACAACCACATCGGCAATCGCACCGCCGGCATTGACTTCGTTTTGGATGTCGGTGACGATTCCTGTGAAAACGGTGATAGGCGCACCCGTTGAATCATCAATTGTGATGACTAACGAATCATTGATTTGAAATAAGTTGTGAACATTGTTTTGATTTAAAATTCCAACCGATGCGTAGCCGGCGCGAGCTTGTTGCCACACATTTGTTCGGCCATAAGTAATGGTTGCGTTCCACAATGTTTCAGCTGAATAGGATGTGACACCTACTGTGACTGTGGCGTTTGGTACCCATGTCATCCGATTGACACAATCTTTGAGACACCTAGATTTGAGAATGTGCCGGATGTTGTAGCTTCGCGGCTGAGAATCTGTGCAATTTGTCGGGCTGTGCCAATGGCATCGACCGCGCCATTTACTGTGATGTTGATTGTTTGGCCCATGCCTCGTCCAATTGATCCGGCTCTATTTGAAGCTGAATTTAGCACCGATCCAGTTGTCGATGAGCTGGAAGAATTGCCACCGAATAAATTACCTATGCCATCTTTGATTTTTTTGCCTAGATCAATCAAATCTTTGAATCCTTCAATGATGCGCATGACAACGCTTAAAACCGCGCCCAAGGCAATACCTAAAGCCTGAATCGCTACCTTTAACACTCCACCAATAAAAGGTGCAACATACTTTTTCAAAAATTCAAATAATGCCGTGAAACCTTCCAATGATGCTGTTGTTTCGTCGGTTGAGCCTTTTAATGCTTTTGAAATGCTATTGAAAGCATCCTTGATACCGAGAAAAACAGGCATTGCCACGGCTTTGATAATTTCAACAAATCCGGTAATAACTTCACCCAAACCGCCTTCGCCCCGAAATGCTTCGGCTACCAGCTTAACGATTGGGATCACTTGCTCAGAAAAAATGCTTGTCATTTTTAACATGATTGGAAGTAAAGCTTCACCAATTTTGCCTTTTGCATTTTCGATCTCAGCTGCAAGAATTCTCTGTCGGTTGGCCAATCCGTCCGATGTACGAGCAAAATCGCCTTGAGCTGCCGTGGTCTGCTCCATGATAACCGTCTGAGCTGCAAGGATTTTTTGCTGTGACGTCAAAGCACCCGAACCATCATAAATTCCCATTTTCATGGCTGCGGCTTTGAGCGATGCGTCGTTAAGCAAAACACCATAACGGCGCAACGGTTCGGATTCACCTCTTAAAGCTGATCCAATTGCGTTGATCGCATCTTCCGGCGATGTGTTATTGAATGATGCTAAATCCGAAGCAAGCGTCGTAAATTCGGTTGAAAAACTGACCAATTTTTCTCCGGTCAATCCCGCCGATTTGCCGAAGATTGCAAAATTTGCAGCCGCGTCCAATGCCTGTTGCTTTGTTTGGCCTAAAGCTGTTCCAGCCTTATCAGCGAAAGCCAAAATTGCCTTGTCTGTCTCACCAAACAAAACATTGATTTTAGAATAAGACTCATTGAGATCACTAGCAGCTGTGATGGAATCTCTAGCAAAACCGACAACAGCTTTACCGGCTTCGGCGAAAGCAAATGCACCCACCAATTTTTTGCCAAAATCACCGATCTTTGACCCGAAATTTTGGACATCCTCGGTGCTGCTATTTAGACTTTTCTTGAGATTATCAACATCGGCCAAAATGGATAATTTGAGCGTTCTCGATTCTCCAGCCATTACCACTCCTTAACAATCTTAGAAAATGCCTGTTCCCATTGTGCAATGATTGTCGGCTGTTCTTCTCTTAAAGTCGGATAAATGAAATAACCGGCTGATCCGCCGCGTGGCCCACGACCTGACCACAACGGGAATTGCTTAAACTTATTTGAGCCGAATTCGTAGCCGCCCCATAATTGTTTTGTGCTACCGCCGCCGCTGAATTTCTGATTTACAAAGCCGAATGAAAGCTCACCAATTTTCGATGATTTGCTGACGCGCGATCCTTGGGCGATTCTTTCAGCTGCGCGATTAGGTCGCTTTCCCGATGCTGAAACAATTTTCGATTGAAGATAGGTAGCCAATCCGTTTGACACGGCTTTTGCTTGCTCGACCGATGTTTCATCCATGGCCTTGAAAGCTGAAAGGATTGCGCGTAGGTCACTTTTATCGTAAGTGATGACCTCATCTTCCATTGCGCTGCTCCAAAATCTCGATTGCTGTCAATACATCTTCGGCCGTTTGAAAATCTGATCTCGATAATCCGGTGGCTATCGCTAACTCCCAAACTAATCGATTCAGACTTCCGGATCGATAGCTTTTGGGCTATCAATGTCCCCGATCTTAATGTCTGTCACGGTTTCACACCATGCTTCAAAAGGTTTGACAGGCTTGCCACCGAATTCACGTTTCATGGCGTGATAAGCCAAAAACATCAAATCTGCAATGCCGAGCTTGTCTTGTACCTGTTGAATCGTGTTACCTGTTTTTTGTTCCCATTTCATCCACTCCGGTGGCAATGCAACAAATGTTGCACTGTCACCGGCCGTGAATTCAATTGTGATCGCTAGCTTCATTTTATTGCTCCCGTTTCTATTTCTTAGCTAAAAGTCTCGGTAGGTGTTCCGACTACTTGAAATGACATCGTAACGGTCTGAGCGTCCGGTGCTGTACCGCCGACCGCTGGAAACACAGGCAAAATGTTGAAAGCAAAAACCGCGCCTGTCACAGCTGTCAATGAAACTGCCAATGTCGTGTTTGGTGCGCTTTCGCAGGCTGTCCACATTGCTTCCAATAATGAACCGGATGCGCCCCAATCTGCAAGCATTTCAACATCTAGAGTCCAGGAATCATCGATCGCCTTGTAAGCGCGGCCGTCTAAAGTTTGGTATGTCTCAATAGTGTGTTCATTTGTAAGTGTCACCGATGTTGCTTGTGCATCATAGGAAACTGTTGCAATTGTGAACGCTAAATCGCGTCCGGTAATGATAGTAGTTGGCAATTTATTTTCTCCTTAATTGGTGTAGTAGGTGCTTACTTGTAAATCGGCCGTAAGGTATTTACCAGCACCGACTTCCAATGGTTGTGGTTGATTGACATTGCCGACTTCGTAGCCGGCTGGCATTGTGCTTATAATGCTGATCATAAGCTGTTCTAAATTGTCTAAAGCTGCGGCATTGTTTGAATAACCGACTACGCCCGTCACCGTCAAATTTACTTTGACTTTTGTGGTTGATCCGTTGATAAGTAAGCTTTCAAGATACGGCGCATCCGGGATTAAACAAATGCTAGGAGACGTCATTGTCTCTGGAATTCCGTTGTACACATTCGCTGCAATTGTCGAAAGTGCGTTTTTCAATGGCGTGCGGATGGCTGATTCAATTGTCATTGTGCCATCGTTTCGACATCTAAAAATGGCCCCAAAAGGCCAATAACTCTGTTTGTAAGACTTCTACCTAAAATGAATGGTTGCGGCTGAAATGTGTCAGACATGATTTGATTGCCGGGAGCTGTAATGCTTTGAAAAATCTCAACCGATACAACCAAAATTGCGTTTTCAATTGGTGGGGTATTTGCGTACAGCTGCGCGGCTGACCCACCGGATAAGGTAGCCAATGCGTTAGGAATGAACGGCAATGGGTATGTTCGATCAGCCGCGGCTGTTGCTGCCGTAAATGTGTATGGCTCAATCCGATCATCGGTGACTGTATAGGTCGCGTTGTAAGCTCCGGCCCCGGTAACGACAACAGACTGCCCCGGCACAAAATAGTTTGGCCGTTGTGTGGTGAAATAAATGACGGAATCACTCACATTGGCAAATGTCACCGATGATTGGTATTGCGTAAGTAAAGGCAAGATCGTTTGCTCGGCGGAATCTATAAATGAATCAAGCTGAGCATCCGAGTACAAGGAAACCGAGACGCCAAGAATCGTTCTCAGCTGTGAGGCTGTGACTATTGCTGGCATCTCGGTTCCTTTCGTATCAGCGATGTTCGGGAGCGACCATCACCGATGATTGATTGTTAGTTTTGGTTCCAGCATGCGCCAAATGGAATCTTTGGTGCAATTGCGCCGTAGCCGTAATACAGGATGTCAATGGTTCCATCGCTGTTGATGTTGGTGCGTAGGTTGAAGCGTGGTGATTCATACCATGTCCATGCATCTGGATTGACAACAACCATTGAGAAATCTCCGGTTGATGTTGTTGGGCCAGCGTTACCAATTGAACGTGATACATAAAGATTTAGGCCCGGTGAAACTACACCGCGCAATGAATCTCCGCGTACATTGCCAGCTGCGTTTGATGGCTGAGCTGCATTGTAAAGAGGTGCGCCATTGTCGTTGTAACCCATGATGTTTGTCCATTGTCCAGGTGACACAACAATGTTGCGAGCAAATCCAAGTGATGATCCATAAACAGCACCGGCGGCTTGAGATGTGTAGCCCAAGAATCCTGTAGCTGTGTTGGCGTTAACACCTGTCTGTTGTCCAGCTGCAGCAATTGTGCCAACAGCGAATTCATCGGTTACTTTTGCATAAGCAAATTCAAGATTCTGCAAAAGAGCTGTTAGGTACTCTGGACGGCTTCGGTCGATCAATTCAACTGTTGAGATTGCGCGGCCTTTGAAAGATTGAACAGGTACGCTTAAAAATGTTGCTGTGAGGTTTGATTCTGTAACAGCTGCATTTTCTGCAATGTTGGCAACCGTTGGCACGCCTGTGACACGAGGAATTTCGAAAGTCATGCCTTCGCCAACCAATGTTTCACGGCTTAGCGCATCGATCATTCCGCGATCAGCGTTTGCCAATGCATTGACGATCTGTGTGCTTTGTGGTGTTGGGATCATGCCCGGTGCTGTTGATGTGGTGTTATCGGCAGCCTTTACATACTGACGAGAATCCTCATCATGCAAAATTGTTGCCTTGAGATAATGCTCGAGGTATGAAACCTTATTGACAATTGGTGATCGTGGTGCTGTGTAATAGGCAGGTCGTGATGACGCCTGTACAGGTTCGACTTCTGGAGCTGCTACCGGTTCAACGGCAGGAGCGGCTTGTTCGGTAGTGTTTTCCACTTTGTCTCCTTCATTTGGGTTTGTTGTCTCTGTAACTGTTTCAGTTTCAGAATCCTGATTTGCGGCTACCTCTGAGACGCGAGCTGATCGAACAGCTGGCTCCGTAACCAATGCAACGGCTTTAAGCTGGCCATTGATGACCTTCATTGTGCCGTCCTTTTGCATTTCGTAATTGTCCACAGCAAGTTCAATTGAGAATCCATCGCGTAATCCTTCCATTGCCTCTGTTAGCGCATCGGTGCCAGCTGTTGTGTTAGCAATTTTGAATGTTGCTGTCATTTCCTTGTCATTGACACTCATGGCAATGCTCTTACCAATTCTGCGTGTGTTGTCATGTTCAAGGTTGAGGAAAACATCGTTCGGCTGAATTGATCCGCGAGCAAAAACGACCTTGCCTGTTGATGCATTTGCGTGTTCGTTGAACGCAACAATGCGGCCGGTGATTGTGCGTGAATCCGAATCAGCTGCCGTGATTTGCATTGGTGTTGTTAGCTTCATGAGATCATGTCCTCCATTTGTCTAATTTCATCGGTGGTAATTGCACCGATTTCAAATAAAATCTTGTAAATCTCGGCACGCTCTTTTTCTGATCCGCGCAAGTACGCCTTCAAATCAAATTCCACACGCTGTGTTGATGGCGTAAAATCTGGCATTGAAAGTCTTGATGTAATGCTGTTCATTAGCGGCAAAAGTGAAAAATCCAACAAAGTTTGACGCGCCGTGCTGGCGTTTGCATAGGTCATGGATGATCCAGTCGGCGCATCAATAAAGTACGCTGGAATTCCCACAGCGCGAGCAAGTTCGGTTGCAATAATTTCTCGAGCTGCATTTAGGCCAATTTGCTCCGGTGTAAATCCAACGGTGGTCAATTCAACATCGGCGTTCAAAAATGCTGTGCCACGATTTCGGCGTGCTGCGCCCCATGCATCAAGTAGCTTAGCAATGCGGTCGGCTGGCAACGCTGTTCCATTTGATTTCAACACCATCGATGGCACAGGTTCGCGCGCGTACATTGCAGCTGCTCTCTCAAGCTCTGCACCTGCGCGAATTGTGCGACCTGCTCTGTTCAATAAACCTTCATCGTTTCCGTAGAAAACGACAAGTGATCCAACACCTGTCATTGGTACGCGCGATCCATCAACCGTGTAATACTCAATTTGTGTGCCAATTGAATTTAAGAAAACGCCGACACGATTAGGAGCAACGCGCCACATTTGTCGCACGCGACCTGTGTCAGCAAACAAATCCATAATCTGAAAATAAGAAAATCCTGTGAACAATAAATCCTCAGCGGCCCAACACCATGATGCTGCACCCGGCACGCGCTTATCTGGATCATTTATCACAACAGGTGAATCAATAACCTGACCTGTTGCTTTATCTCGAGTCACCATTGGGATGGTTGCGATTGAATTACAAATCATGTTACGTGCGCGTGCAATTGCAGGAACGCTCATTGCTTCCTCGCGACTTGCTAGGTAATCAGCTCCACCAAACGGAAAAAATGCATCAAGCGTTGGAGCTGGCCCAATTTGTGCAGTTACATCCGCGCCGTGTTGTACTACGACGGATTCAATAGTGCGCTTTCGATCGAATAATCCCATGAACGCATTTTCTCAAAATGTCAAGCATCAACCCACTAAAATGTCGATTTCGGTTTCTGGGCGTGTCGCGTAGTGTGTACACAATGCGGCTGCTACGGCGGCACAGACGGCCGATTGGCTGGCACGCCTTCCAATTACCCAACCACCATCGCCGCGACGTAATTGCACAGCTGACAGCATTTGTTCAGTAAGTGATGATTGATTTCGATGTTTTAGCCTGCCGCTATTTATGGCACCCAATAATTCGTCACAAGCTTGCGGATAGTCGGCATCCATGTCATGAATCGGGATACCGGCTGGCTGCATGCGAGCTGCAACAGCTCCGGATGTTCGGCGGCTGTATAACAAATACTCAATTGGGTATTTGCGGCAATAGCTGGCTGCATCGTTGGCAATTGCCCGATCATCAAGCTGAATTGTGTTTTCCCATGTGTGAAGCAATTTGACCACAAAGCTTTCAGATTCAAGTTTTTGTGCCGCTACAAGTGCGGCATGTTTTCTGTCCGGTGAAATGTCAATGGCCATCCATGTGAGCTTGTCATCCTCAAGATCGACTGTTTCATCGCCACATTCTTGCCACTCTTTCGCTCCGACCACGCTAGAGATAGTTTGAACCCATCTGTTCAAAACCTCCGTCATTACTACATCGGGAGGATCATTGAAAACAGCTCGAATGTTGTCCGGGTGAATCGTGATGTTAAGTCCGGGATTGGCAAAGGCCGCATTTTCCAATGTGATCTCATCTGTGGGTGCAGACCATTCAAAATAACCTACATCGTCGGTCGCGCCACTAGCTGCGGCCAATCCGCGCTCTCTCAGTTGATTCAACACAATTGAATGACTATCTCCAGCTGAACTAAAACAATTGACCTGTGGATTTTTAGCCGCCATCAAGGTATAGCGCATCGATGCAAAAGTTTCCATGTCGTGCATCTCTCGGATTTCATCCATGTGAACTGTTTCCGGTTTAGACAATCCACGAGCTGCCGATCCCCCGGCTTTAATAATAAATCTACAGCCATCCATGGTTTCGATCTCCTCGGCTCCGTGTTGCCATCGGATTCGTTTGACTTGCTTGGCTAAATCGTCATGGCTTTCAATAATCTGCACAATAGATCTAAATTGCTCGAGCGATGTCACCAATCTGTGAGCTGTGGAAACCTGTAGCGATTCCTTCCAATGAAACAGGCCCATCATGATCCGAGCCATCATGTAGGTGGATTTTCCATTTTGCCTTGCAACGGACGCGACGGTCACCGGATGGTAATACCTTCCATCGGGCTTAAGCTTCAAAGAATGTTCGGCCAGCCATTTTTGCCACGGCATAAAGCCGCCATCAATGATCTGCTCGGCAAAATCGATCAATTCAAAGCCGCGTGACGGTAAATCATTGAGTGGTGAGTGGATTCGTGGAGCTGTTATCGTCGAAAAAACCGATGTGAGCCGATTTGAGCCTGTTTCGACCGTGGGGGGGTCAATGATGACCTGATCATCACTATTCATGACTTATCGACTCGTTTTGGGGTATAAACAACCCAT